CGCGCGCGGTTCGAGATCCTCTATCCCGAGCTCGGCGTCGAGCGCCGCAGCCTTGCCCTTCGGCCGCCAGGCGACGATGCCTTCGGGCGTGCGCGAGCCTGGCAGGGGCCGTGAGTAGCGCGTGAGCCCCTTGACGGTCTTGGTTGGCGGCGTCGAGGCCCTGACCGTCGTCTCGGTCCAGTGGCCCCGCTTGTCCTTGTAGCCGCGCGGCCACAGCTGCGCCGCGACGGGATCCTCGACCTTGAGAATGATCGACGAGATCTGGTTGACCCCGAACGCCGCTCGGGCGTCGACGTCGAGGTGCGCTGCAGCAAGAAAGAACGCATGTGCGAAGGCGTCGTCCGCGGCCTTGATATCGAGTTCGAGATAGCCGTCCTCCAGGCGGACGCCGAGATTGTTCTCGTTGGCGCTGTCCCAGGATCCGATGTCGATGTCGAGCGCGCCGGCGAGGGCGTCCTTGGCGTGCGGGGTGTCGGCGTGCGGGCGGAAGAAGACGGCCGGGGCGGTGAGCCGGTGGCGAGCGATGAAATGCGTGGTTAATTGCCGCTGGGTGGCGACGTCGGATGGCATGGCGTGCGTCTTTCCGGAAAGGGTTAGGTTTGGGCTTCTTTTGCCAACAGGGTCAATCCCCCTTTGGACATGCCTCTTTTTGTCCAACCCGCTTTTTTGAAACAAAAACCGGGATTGACTGATTTTATTTTTGTCCCATCGACATAAGTGTAAACCCGATTAGGTCCCCATTTTGTAAAAGCCATCGCTTCAGCCTCAAGGATGATGTCGGACGCGCGGCGCTGCGACTCATTGCGGAAGATCGCGCAATTGTACCCTTTCTGCCCATCCATCCGCATGTCCTCCTCCGGCCAAAGCCAGCCAAAGACGACGAGGCCAGCGGTATCGCGCAGGACAAGCTTGCGGCCTGAGTAAAGGAACTGCCGCGCCCCAACTGTTCGCCGACTGTAGTGGCGATCTGCCAATTGCGAACATTCAGCATCGAAATGATTGGTGGCGACCAAACCATCCCAAAGGGGTAACATCACTTGCATTATCCTCTGTGGACGGCTATGGATGTTCAGGGGCTATTCGCGTCCAGCCCCTCCTTTCGGGGCCCTCGTTGCATGGCGTGGCGGGGGCCCCAGTCGTTTCAGCGTCTCAAAAGATTGCCGCGCGCCGGAACGCAATTATAGAGCGCCTGCGCCTGCTGCGCCGCCATCTGCGGATAGTCGTTTCGCGCCGCCCGGGCCTCCAGATCGCGAATGCGATCGTCCAGTTCTCGGATCCTGGCCTCGGCTGCCTCAAGGCGCGCATCATTCCGTTTCGGCGCCGCGATCGCCGGCAGGAAAGCAAGCAGGCTCATCAGTGACATTGGTTTCTCCTCTTCGTTGCGTCTCGAGCGCGGCCGCGGCCTTCTCGACATAGCCCGCCCATTTCGCTCGGCCGAGATCAATCTGCCATTCGTCGCCGAATGAGTTCAGCATCAACATGCCGTCCTCGACGCCCAGGATGCGCCAGGCGCGGTCCTGGCTGATCAGCCAGCAATGAGCGTCGCTCTGTTCCTCGAACACCCCTGGCGGCCGCGGCGGGGTCAGGGAGGGGTATAGGACGCCGGCCTGGGCAAGCGCGATGATCCCGTCGGTCGCCGGCGCCGGGTTGCGCTTCTCCTCGCCGTTGATCAGGACCAGGGTGGCGTGCCAGCGGCGCCACTGGAACAGCGTCGCCTGGTAGGCGGAGAACTCGCCGCCGAAATCCCGGAACATCTCCGCCCAGTCCGGCTCTTCGGTCGCGGCGGCCGCCTCGGCGGGGCTCATATCAGCCTCTCCTTGGCCAGCAGCGCCTCATAGTCGGCCAGGATAGCGCCGAGGACCGATATCTCGTAGTCGGCCTTCCGTTGGCTCATCCGGCCTTCGGACACGCGCCTGGGATAGACCCGGGCGCGCAAGGTCATCTCGCGTTTGAGGCAGTTGATCTTGTCCTCGGTGGTCATGTAAGGGCGATTTTCTTGATCCACTCGGCCAGCCCGGGGGCCTGGTAGTCGATCTGGTCGCGGTGCTGATCCATCAGCGCCTCGAGGCTGTAGCCAAGCCCGCGCAGGTCATCGAGACATTCGCGCGCCGACTCGGCGCTGTCGCAGGCCTTGCCAGGACGAGCCCCAACCTGGCCGCAGCAAAGACAGACGCGCTTATCGATCCTCATGCCCGCTTCCTTTCCGCGACGATGCCCGCGTTCTCCTCGTTGACGATCCGGATCATCTCTTGGGTGACATAGCGCTCACGCGCGGCGTCGATCCCCATCGCCTCGATGATGTCGTTGATCTCAGCCGCCTTGCCGTAGCGATAGCTCGGCGCGTCGCCGGTCAGGCAGGAATAGTAGATCGTGTTTTTCGCCCGCCCGAAGATCTTCATCAGGACGCGCAGCCGCACGCCATCGCGCCAGAGCACGTTCATGGCGATGCGGTCGGCGAGGGGAACCTCGTTCTTGGCCGGCGCCCGTCGCGCCTGGCGGATGAGGTCGTGGTCCAGCTTGGTCATGGCGGCGGCCTTCCGAAAGCGCGGGCCAGATTGACCCGCATGGCGTCCTTAGCACGGTCCTCCTCGACGATCGCGCGCTCGGCCTCCTTGAGCGCGGCGACGTCGATCGCGCGCCGCTTGGCGGCGAACATCAGCGCCCAATGCCGATTGACCTTGGGATTGCGCCCGGGCCCGACGTTCATGTCAGGCTCCAGGCGTAGAACGCGATCGAGCCGAAGACGAGGACGCCGGTGAGGGCCAGGACGAGGACGGCGAGGGTCACATCCTTAAGCTTCTGCATGGTTGTCCTCCCAGTCGATGTACTCGAGCGCGGTGCGGGCCTCGTTCCACGACATAAAGGCGAGGAGCTCGGCCATTGCGTCTTCATGCGAGCAGTCGGGCCATTCGGTGAACTTTTGCAGGCGCGCGCGCGCGTCGCCGGCGAGCATCTTGACGCGGTCACGCTCCTCAAGGTCGCGCTTGGCGGCGGTGAAGGGGTCGGTCATGGCGTGCGTCTCCATCGAATGTAGTCGCTTCGCAAGGCGAAGCACATGAACCCGCCAGGCGCGCGGGCGATGACCTGGGCGCGCGGGTAGCGCCGGCGCGCGGTCTTGTAAGTCTTGCAGGGGCAGAAGATCATGAGACGTTCCCCGGCTTAAGGGGGACGAGGCGGCCCGCGGTCCAAGCATAAGTGACCGGATCGCTGGACGGAACCGTCCGCCAGGACTTGACCGAACTCCAGCGATTGAAGAGGTCAATCGCGTATGAGCCGGCCTCGCTCTGGGTGGCGAAGCGCAAGGCATTGGAGGTGTATTGGCCGCTCGAGTCGGCCAAGACCTCGGCCTTCCAGCTGGTGGCCGGCTCTTCAGCTTCGGTTTGCGCGTGCATGGCGTTCCCCTTCGTAGACGGGTTTCGAGGTGGTGGCGTCGAGGCCGCCGGTCCAGCGCGGCAGGCATTCCTCCCAGGTCGGCCAATAGCGCCGGCTTGGCCGGTGGTTGCCTCTGATCTCGGGGTCGGGATGAAACATCCAGCCCGAGTTTTGGGTGTAGCGGGCGACGCCGAGATGGGTTCCCGTCCCGGGCTTTTGCCCGATTGGGGTCCAATAGAGGTGGATGGCGGGGACTTCGATCATGGCGTTTCCTCATTGGCGACGAGGGCGAGGCTCTGGTCGACTGCGGTGCACACCAGGGTGAAATCGGATGGCCGGGAGAACGCGGCGATGAACGCCTCGGCCCCGGCGCGGGTGGAGAAGGCCTGGGCGTAGGGGCCTTCGCCGTCGCGGTAGACAACCAGGAAAATGGGCATGGCGTGTTTCCTTTCGTTTGATCAACTGTCCTCGGGCTCGACGGCGAACTGGCGCAGCGCGCCGCGGTGCGCGACCATAAAATCAATCGCGTCGTTCTCGTCGTCGTTGTCGCGGCAGATGATAGAGCCGCGAAACTCGGTCACATAATCGATCAGCCACGCCTCGGCCGCGCTGCGACGGGGGAAGTCGCCGCACAGGGTCGGGATGCTGTAGGCGGAGATGAGCTCCTTGACTTTGTAAGTGGCCATGGCGTGTCCTTTCGGGTCGATGTTCGTGGCGTAGTCCTATTTATTGTCCTTGTCAATAGAGGTTTGGTGAAGATTGGCGTAAATTTCGCTGAACGCCTTACGCCATTTTTTCGAGCCCTTGGGATAAGGAATGGCGGCGATTTCGCGTTTGATGCGCGCCTCGTCGTCCCACCATTTGGAGGCGGCAGCGTAAAAGCGGCTGGCCCAGCTGCGGGCGCGTTCCAGTTCATCGCTGCGGTTCATGGTTATTCCAGCCCTTTGCTGATGCGCCAGGCCTGGATTTCTTTGCCGCTCATGCCCTCCAGGTTTTTCGGGCGCCCGCGGGGTTTGGGATTGCGCTCGGCGCGAATTTCGCGGTGCGCCTGGCGGATGCGCTCGAATATGTCAACGCCGAGCGCCTCGAATTCGCGCGCGACGTTTTCATAGCGCCGCGATCGGTTGGGGTTGCGAATTTTGTTGTGGTCGCGCGGCCGGATATTTTCGACCATGGCGCCGTCGCGGTAGATCATTTCGCGCTGCCAAGGGGTCGGGTCTTGCTCGAGACATCCGGAGATATTGGAGGCGGTCGTCAGGCTGATATCGAAGGCCCGCGCGACCACCATATTCTTTGCGCCGCCGTACATTGCGGCAAAGGCCGCGCACTGGTCGTTGAATGACATCTTACGCCCGCCGCCGGTGTTACTCGCGCGGAGCTGCGCCATGGCGTTTTCGACATTCCAGCTGGTGTTTTCTGGCATCCTGGTTCTCCGAAGTTTCTCAACTTAAGATCAAATGATTTACCGTTATTTCATTTTAAGTCAAGCCTTACTATCGCGCGCGAGGAAGGGGGTTTTTTCGGACCTTGCGCTTTTTTTCCTCTTACCTTTTTCGAGGCCTCTTCAAATGAATTACCAATATAAAGAAAATCAAGTTGAGGCCCGGAGGCCCAAACCTTCGTTCGCGAAATGAGGCCGCGGCCGGGCAAAAAAAAGAGGCCTCTTGCGAGGCCTCAAATCCGGTCCGTAGCGATCGCCCATAGGGCGAGCGCCAGGGATAGGGCGAGGGCGATCTCAGGCATGCTATGAGGGTTCTTGAAGATCGACCACTTGGTACTGCGGCCATCCGATAGTGGTGGTTGGTTTTCTCATTGCCTCCGAGCGGACCACAAAGCCGCTGCGATCGCGTCGCGCCTTCGGGCCTTTGGGCGAGAGGCCAATGATGACCCCGCGCGGCCGACGTGGGTCCAGGTGGCGCAAGTCGTGTTCATCGCCATTGACGAGGCCGGCGCCCATGAAGGCGTCTGGCATAGCGTCGGCAAAAACCACAGCGACATTGCCGCCGGCCGCGAGAATGGCTTTGCATTGATCGCCATTGGTTTCCGACCGTGAGAATGTCAGATGGTAGTTTGCGGGGAACCGGCCGACGGCGTGGTCATAGGCGCGCGAATAGTTTTTGGTGTAGTCCACAAACTGGACATCGGCGAATAGCTCAATGATCGATTGTCCCGGGTTAACCTTTATGCGCTCCCATGCGATATCGGTTGCGCCATTGAGCCGGACGCACAATTTAAGGCCTTCGCGATTGGCCTTGCGTTTGGCGCGTTCGATGCCAGCGATGAGCTCGCCAAAGAATGTCGCGCGATCGCGCATGAACATGCGCGCCTTATCCTGTCGCGATCGCCTAACGGCGTTAAGCGCATTGGTTCGGCCGCCTTTGACCATGCCAGCTTGTCCAGAGTGCCACCCTAAACACAAGGCCAGACATCCTGGCGACGCATGAGGGCAAAGATTGCCCACGCCGGCGAGCGCCGCTGGGGCCATGTAGTTTATGGCGTTCATATAACCATAGGCGCGCGCTTTGATCGCTTTCGGACTGTCGAGACTGAAAAACTGTGAGAACCGATGTTTTGCCATGGCGTGGCCTTTCAAGCGCGGAATTGCGCTTAGGCCTCACATAGTCCTATTCGCTGTCCTAGTCAAGCTCATGCTCATGCCTTATCGCCATAGCCTATCCCATCTTGTGTTAATGCGTGAGTGTTAATGTGCTGCTGCTGCAGCAGCGCTCGAGCGCCTCGGCCTCGGTCGAACATGTTTGGCGTGTATTAGGCGCGCGGCCTCGAGCCCCCCTCCACCACCCTTTCGTAGGTCCGGAGCCGGGGGTGTCCCCCGCCCATCAATCTGCTAAAATAATAAAACAACCCAAAAAGGGATAACCATGTCCGACATGGACGAAGAGTTTCTTCCTCTCCCGCACTTCCCCTATGATGAGCGGCCCGCCACGACTCCGCTCGAGATCGAGGAATGCGCCACCGCGCTTTACCTCGCCCAGGGCGACACTGACGAGGCCGCCCTCCGTTTGAAGGTTCATCCTCTCAGGCTGCAGCGTGCAATCAGCCGCAGCCCCCGGCTGCAGCGCCTGCAAGCCGAGCTCGTCGCGCTTCTCAACAATCGGGTGCTCAAGGAGTATAAGCGCGCCTTCCAAGAGGAAGACGCGCGTCGCCGGGAGTGGGCCGCCAGCAAGCTTGCCCAGACCGCGCAGTTCCAATCCCACCCGCTCGCCCCCAACAGCCAATCCTCGCCCCAGCTCACCCTTGCTGGCCCGACGCGCATTGTCATAAGCTGGGACGATGGATCCTCAGACGATCGACCAACCATCGACCACCAAGGTTCGGATCCCTTATAAGCCGCGGCCGCATTTCATTCCGCTGCATGACAGCGACAAGCGGTGGATGTTCGTGGTGGCGCATCGGCGCGCCGGCAAGACGGTGGCGTTGGTCAATCAGCTGATCCGGGCGGCCAACCTCAACCCCCGGGCCACCCCGCCGCCCAGATACGCCTATATCGGGCCCAGCTTCGATGCGGCGAAGGATCTGGTTTGGGGGTATCTCAAGCACTACACCCAAGGCATTCCCGGCATTCACTACATGGAGGGCGAGCTCAGTGTCACGCTTCCGAACGGGGCCCAGATCCGGCTTTATGGCGGCGCTTTGGCTTACGAGCGCATGCGCGGCATCTATCTCGACGGGGCTGTCCTCGACGAGTACCCGCTTCTCCATCCCAACGCCTTCACCAGCGTCGTCCGACCTTGTTTGGCGGATTACCGGGGTTTCGCCATTGTGTCGGGAACCGCCGCCGGCGAGGACCATTTCCACGCCCTTAAGCTGAGGGCCGACGACGATCCGAACTGGGACGTGTTCGACATTCCGGTGACCGCCACCGGAACGTCCGCGCTCAACCCGGACGAGGTCGAGGAGATGCGTTCGGACATGAGCCCGGACGAGTTCGCGCGTGAGATGCTGTGCTCGTTCGCCGCGCCGGTCGAGGGGGCGTATTACCAGGAGGCGCTCAACGCGCTTCAGCTGCAGAAGCGGGTGGCCCGCGTCCCTGTCGACTTGAACGCCTCGGTCATCACCGCCTGGGATCTCGGGATCCGGCATTTGCAGGTGATTTGGCTATTCCAGATTGCCGGCCGCGAGCTGCATTGGATCGACTACATCGAGGGCAAGGGCAAGAAGCTTTCCCATTATGTCGATCTGCTGGCGTTGAAGGCCAAGACTGGGGGTTTCGAGTATCGGGCTCATTTGCTGCCCCATGACGTCGAGGTCAAGGAATTGACCACCGGCTTCAGCCGCCGCCATGAGCTTACCAGTCTGCTCAAGGAGCCGGTGATTACGGTTCCCAACCACTCGACCGAGGACGGGATTACGGCGACGCGCGGTTGCCTGGGGGTGAGCTGGTTCGACGAGGAAGCGACCCGCAAGGGGCTCGCTCGGTTGCGCTCGTATCGCCGCGGCAAGCATGGCCAGGCTGTCTCCGACGAGGCCGAGGACGCCGCCGACGCCTTCCGCACCGGTTGTGTAGGACTGCCGTTGATTTCCGGCGGGTTCAATGCCAAGCATGGCGGCGCGGGGCGGCTGCGCCGGCGGTTGAGGGGCTTGGTGTGATGGACATTGGCGTGGCGGTCGAGGCGCTTCGGGCGGGCGACAAGGTTCGGCGCGCCGGTTGGAACGGCAAGGGCATGTGGCTCGAGCTGCAGACCCCGGACGCTAACTCCAAGATGACGCTGCCCTATGTTTTCATGTCGACGGCGCAGGGCGATTTGGTGCCGTGGCTGTGCAGCCAGACCGACCTTTTGGCGACCGACTGGGAGATTGTGGATTGAGCGACGATCGAGAGCTGACCTTTGGCGAGCGCGCCGTCGGCCTGACCTTCAACCCGAGCGGCGATCCGACCGTGCTCGACTTGAAACAAAAGGCCGCCGCGTTCATCGACGCCTGCAACACGATGCGAAACGCCGCCACCGACCCCGAGGTCAAGCGCCAGTATTCGATTGCCATCACCGAAGCGCAGACCGCGCAGATGTGGGCGGTGAAGGCGGCGACATGGCGGACGTAATGCCCAAGGGAGCGGAAAGAGTGACGAAAAGCCTGGATCTGCTGGTCGAGCTCGACGAGCCCGAGTCGTTTGTGCGTGAGGCGATCAAGGCGATCGAGGCCAACTCCAGCGATCGTTGGAAGCCGGTGTTGACGACGCTGCAAACGCTCGAGACGGCGCTCGCGGCGGCGAACGAGCCGAAGGCGAAGACCCATGATCGATCCGAACCTCAACCCTGACTTCAATCCCGATCTCCACCGGCCTATTCCGCCGCCGGTCGAGCCGGTGGTTCCGGAACCGGAAGCGCCTCTTTATGACCGCAAGACATTCTTCGATGCGGTGCGCGCCAATCCGTTCCAGGGCAACCTGACCCAGAGCCAGGTCGACGGGATGGAGTACCTGCTCGGGATGTGGGAGAAGCACTTCGCTCCGAACAACCCCAACGACGGCACGATGTGGCTCGCCTACTGCCTGGCGACCGCCTACCATGAGACGGCGGCGACGATGCAGCCGATCGCCGAGTATGGCGAGGGCGAGGGCCACAGCTACGGCGAGCCGGCTGGCCCTTATGGCAATTGCTACTATGGCCGCGGCTACGTGCAGCTGACGTGGGAGGAGAACTACGCCAAGGGAGAAGACATTCTGCGCGACAAGTACGCCCACCCGGCGTGCGAGATCCACCAGTACCCCGACAAGCTGTTGGAGGAGCCCGAGGCGTCGGCGCTGATCCTGTTCGACGGCTCGGTCTATGGCTGGTTCACTGGGGCGAGCCTGCAGCAATATTTCTCGAAGGCGAAGGGGATCGAAGATCCGGTCAACGCCCGCCGCGTCATCAATGGCACCGACAAGGCTGATTTGATCGCGGGTTACTACTGGAGTTTCAAGGCCGCGCTGGAGTGAGGGCGCTCTGATGGCGATGGAACGGATCTTCGCTTCCTTCAAGGGCGACACCGAAGACGCCGGCGGCGGCAATTCCGGCAGCTACGATCCCAGCGATCCCCAGAGTTACAACGCCTACATCCAGGCGATGATCTCGGACGCGCGCGACTATGAGGGCACCATTCTCGCTCACAGCCGCAACGAGTCGCAGAGCTACTATTACGGCTACCTGCCGAGCATGAACCCGGACGGCAGTCCGTACACCGACACTTTCATCGTTCAGGATCCGACCAAGACCTACGAACAGATCCTTGGCCACGACGAGGAGACGGCGAACCGCTCGACTTATGTTTCGACCGACGTGCGCGACGCGGTGATGCTGATGCTGCCGGCGCTGATCCGGCTGTTCGGGGCGAGCGAGAGCCCGGTCTATCTGGTGCCGCGCACTCAGGAGGAGGTCGACCAGGCGCAGCAGGCGACCGATTACGTCAACTATGTTTTCTGGTGCGACAACCCGGGTTTTTTGATCCTCTATGGGGCGCTCAAGGACGCGCTCACCGTCAAGACGGGGTTCGTAAAATGGTGGTGCGACGAGAACAAGGAGACGGTCCGGAAGAAGTTCACCCGCATCACCGCGGAGCAGATCCAGCAGCTGATTTTGGAGAACCCGTCGGCAAGGCTGGTGAAGGTCGGCAGGCCGATATCGAACGGGATGCCGACGCCGCCCTCGCCGCCTCCCGCGGCTTCGCCGCCGCCTGGCGGGCCGCCCATGCCAGGCTCTGCGCCACCGGGAGCGCCGCCCTCTCCATCGCCTTCATCGATGGGCGGCTTGTCTGGACCCATGTCGTCGATTGGGCCGCCCCCGCCCCCGCCCCCGACATACGACGAGATCACCATCCAGTTTGAGCTTAACAAGCCGCTGATCAAGATCGCCGGCGTGCCGCCGGAAGAGATGCGGATCGACCGTTACGCTCGGACTTTCAAGGACAGCCGGATCATCGGCCATGAGCGGGTGGTGCCGGTCGATCAGATGATCGCCATGGGTTACCCGCGCGAGCTCTGCCTCGACCACGTCCAGTCGCAGGACATCAACCAGTTCACGATGGAGAGCCAGCTGCGCAACGCCGGCCGGTTCATGTCGACCCGGGTTGGCGACGGCGTGCTCTATGGCGAGTGGTTCATCAAGGCCGATCAGAACGGCGACGGCGTTCCGGAGCTCCGTTACATCTGCACCATGGGCGAGACGCACAAGATCGTCCACGACGAGGAGGCGAACCGGGTCAAGTTCTCGCTGTTCTCCTGCGATCCGATCAGCCACACGATCGTCGGCGACTCGATCGCCGACTACACTCAAGACATTCAGAAGATCAAAACCAATATGATGCGGGGCATCCTCGACAGCCTCGCCGAGAGCATCAATCCGAAGACGGTCGTGAACGAGCTCACGGTCAATCTCGACGATGCGCTCAACGACGATCTCGGCGCCGTGATCCGGACCCGCGGCGACCCGAACGCGAGCGTGATGTTCACCGCGACGCCGTTCGTCGGCCAGGCCGCGACGCCGATCCTCGACATCCTCAATGACATGCTGGCGCGGCGGACCGGCCTCTCCGACGCCGCCAAGGGATTGGACCCGAAGGCGCTGCAGAGCTCGACCCAGATCGGCGTCGAGGCGGTGGTGAACGGCGCTCAGGAGCGGGTCGAGCTGGTGGCGCGGGTTTTGTGCGAGACGGGCTTCAAAGACCTGTTCACCGGGCTCTACAACGAGATCTGCGAGAACCCGAACCCGCCGCGCACGCTGCGCATTCGCGGCAATTTTGTCCCGTACGACACATCGACGTTCGACGCCTCGATGTCGGTCGAGGTCAATCCGAACTTGGGCAAGGGCTCCGACATGGTTCGGATGATGGCCCTGTCGGGGATCAAGAACGACCAGCAGGCGCTGATCGCTCAGATGGGGCTCTCGAACCCGATCTGCGGCGTCCAAGAGATGCTGAACACGATGACGGACATGCTCTCGCTCGCCAACGTGAAGAATGTCGGCCGCTACTTCAAGACGCCGAACCCGCAAGAGATGCAGCAGCTGGCGAGTGCGCCGAAGCAGCCTGACGCCCAGATGATGGCGGCGCAGGCGATGCTCGAGAAGGTGCGGATGGATGGGGCGAAGGCGGTCGGGCAGCAGCATCTCGACACCCAGAAGATGGAGACTGAGAACGCTTTCAAGCATCAGCAATTGCATGCCAAGACTGCCGTCGATCTGCAGAAGCTCGAGCTGCAGGGTCAACAGATGGGCGTCGATCGCCATGTCGCGCTCGCGCAGCTGGCGTCGAAGCTGATGTCCGACCAGCAGGACAGCGAGGCGCAGGATCAGCAGAGCCAGCAAGACACGGCCGAGTCGCAGATGAAGCAGGACCAGCTGGCGCAGCAGGGCCAGGAGTCCGAGCGCCAGGCGAACCTGCAGGCGGCCTCGGCTTTGGCGGCGCACCGAGAGAACATGGCCAAGATCTCGAGCGATCACACTCAGGCCATGACCGACATGGCGGCGCGGCACCACCAAGCGATGACGGGCCATGCGGTTTCGACCGGCAAGATCCTGTCGAGCGCGGTCCTCGACGAGGCCGGCCGCCAGCACGACGCCGAGCAGGCGCGGCTCGATCGCCAGCATCAGGCGACGACGACCGCGGCGACGCTGGCGCAGCAGGAGAAGATCGCCAAGATGCGGCCTAACGGGGCGGCGAATTGACCGATCCGATCCCGATCCGGCCAGAGGAGCGCAAGGAGCTCGCCACTGAGGCGAGGGAGTTGCTCGACAACAAGGCGTTCACGACGGCGATCCTTGATTTGCGCAAGCGATGGTTTGCCGAGATGATGGTGTCGGCCGACGAGGCGGTTGATCGATCGTTGAAGGCGAAAATTCAGGCGCTCGAGGCGATCCCGCAGGAATTGCAGATCCTGATCAACAACCAGAAGATGGCAGAGGCGCGTAAGAAGTGACCGAAGAGCTCGACAAAGCGGCGGAGGCCTTCACCAACGAGATCGCGCCGACGTCCCGGCCGCGCGACCAGGGCGGCAAGTTCGTCCAGACGGTTGGGCCGCCGCAGCCGCTATTTGAGGATCGTCAAACCGAGGACGCCGGCGACGCCGGCGATGATCCGGCGCGCCGCGCGCAGGAGAGGGAGGTCACCCGTGCAAAGAGGCAAACCGATGTCGACGACCTATACGGAGCCAAGCCCGCGGGTCCAGAGAGGGTTGGACCTGGGAACGACGGAGGAGAGGATGGAGAACTCGACCCGGATGAGCTCGCCGCAGCCACCGGCAAGGAAGTCGCCGAGCGGCGGGAAGCCCCTGACGAGGGGGAGAAGTACGAGGTAATTGTTGACGGCAACCCGGTCGAGGTTTCGCTCGGCGAGGCGCTGAATGGCTATGTTCGCCAGGAGACGTTTCATCGGCGGATGACCGAGCTCAGTAATTTCCGCAATGCCCTTGAGGAGGACTCGCGCCGGCAGCAGGCGAACTGGGGCCTCCTGATGAATGCGAAGGCGGCCTACGAGGCCGATGTTGCGACCATGTTGCCGCAAGAGCCGGACTGGGACCGCGCGTTCCTCGAAAATCCAGTTGAGGCGCACAAGAACCAGAAGATCTTCCAGGCGCTGTACGCCAAGCTTAACCAGTCACGCGCCGAGCGGGCGCAGATGGAGGCGATTAAGGCCGACGAGGCTGATCGACAGCTGAAAAAATATGCGGTAGATGGGTTTTCACGCTTCGTTTTCGACAGCAAAATTCCAGACGAGGCGGCGCTGAAGAAAGAAATCCAGTCGATGCGCAAAACTGCGTTCGCGGCTGGATTTAGCGAGCAAGAAGTCGCCACGGTCTATGACCCCAGGATGCTTTCTATCCTGCGAAAGGCGAGCAAGTACGACCGGATGATGGCGGCGGCAAAACCACAGGCTGTCGTCCCGGGCAAAGGTCGAACATTAACTCCCGGCGCGGCTACACCCTTAGGGAATGCGCCCCGGAAAGGGCTCGACGAAGCAAGTCGCCGGTTGGCGAACAGCGGCCGTCTTGATGACGCCGTGGATGTGTTTCGACGATTGCTCTAACCCGGGAGATCCCCAGTGCCTGTCGTAACCAATGCCTTCACGACCTATCAAGCGGTCGGGAACCGAGAAGACCTGTCAAATGTGATCTACAATATCGACCCGTTCGACACGCCGGTCATGTCGGCGGTGCGGCGGCGCAACGTCAAGAACCGGCTGTTTGACTGGCAGACCGAGTATCTGCCGACGGTGGCCAACCCTATCATCACCGCCACCGGCGCGATCGACACGGCCAACGCCAATGCGCAGCTCGAAGGCTTCGCGCTCGCCCCCCATGCCGCCCAGCCGACGATCCGCCTGAATAACATCACGCAGATTTCCGAGCGTGATGCGACGATCGCCGGCTCGCAGGAAGAGGCCGACGCTGCCGGCAAAGGGTCCGAAATGGCCCACCAGATGGCGATGGCGTCGAAAGTCCTGAAGTCGGACATGGAAACCGCGATGTGCTCGCGCCAGGCGCGTTCGCTCGACACGTCCGGAAACTACACCACCACGCCGAGAACGACCGAAGGCATCTCTCACTGGCTTGGCCGCCAGCCTCTTCCGCCCCGACTGGGCGGCGGCGTCGGCGGCTGTATCGCGCCAGGCACCGCGGCCGCTCAAACCACCGGCGCGGCACCGCTGGTTCTTTCGACGGACCTGTTCATCGCGCCGGCCATCGTCTCCGTCACCGAGGCGATGCTGGGCGATGGGATGCAGAAGGCTTACTCTAACGGCGCGTCGCCGACGCTTTGGGTTGTAGCCCCCGGTCCCAAGCGCACGGTGTCGACGTTCGTTGGTCGGTCGACCACCCAAGTTTTGGTGGGCAAGACCGAGGTCGTCAGCACCGTTGACGTGCTGGCGACCGACTTTGGCAGGGTCAAGTGCATCCCGAGCCGCTGGGTGCCGGCCGACGTCGGGCTCTTGATCGATCCCGATTATATCGCGGTGTCCTTCTTCAGGAGCTTCCGTCAGTACCTGATGGCGCGCACCGGCGACGCCGAGGTTCGCATGATCGTGGTCGAGTGGGGCGTAGAGATGCGCAACGCGCTCGCTCACATCCTGTTCAACGGCATCCAGAAGTAATGGGCGAAGCTCGCCGCCGCTACGACGCCCGAAATGGCGTCCAGCGGACCCTGATCACCGACGACGCGACGCCTGGGGTGTTTCATGTAAAACACTCCCAGGACGTCGAGCCGATTCTCGACAGCATTGCGCGCGATCGCGAGATCATGCGCAATGACGGCGACTTCAAGCTCACCCATCGAATTCCGACGGTCATCTACGAGCAGCTGCAGCGCCAGGGCATCGCGGATGACCCGGACCTATTCAAGGCCTGGCTCAACTCGAGCGAGGCCAATCCTTGGCGGATCTGGAAGGGAACGCTGTGATGGCGAAAAGCATGGGAAAAGGCGGCGGTCAGCTGAGGACCGGGCGCACTTATGCCGGTCCTCCTTCAAAGAGCGACACGCGCGAGCCGATGCGGAGCAAGTCCGGATCCGGGGCGCCGACGAAGACGAAGCTGTTTTCTGCTCCGGGCACAGCCGGCAGCTCGCCGCGCGGATTTCCGTCCGCAACGCCGCGACATCCACGATAGGGAGGCCCTGATGGCCAAAAGCATGGGCAAGGGAAGCTTGCGGGGTCCGTTGACGCCGCCGCTGCAAAGGCAGGGGGGCCAAGGCGTCAAGCCTCGGCCGGCTGACCGCATCATAACCGATACGTCGATAGGGCCTCGCCGGCCTTCGGGCGGCGCGCCCCGCGGGTTTCCGAGCGCGACGCCGCGCCCAGGGAGGTGACAATGGCCAAAAGCATGAGCGGCAGGGTCAAGACGACCGGCTCGTTTCACGGCAAGAGCAACGCCCTCGGCCACGGCGGGCGGGCCGCGCAACTGAAGGCGCAGGGCGTTCCGGGCGGCGTGATCGGCGAGCTCGCGCGCAAGGCGCAAGCGGCGCCGGGACAGAAGAACTATCACGGGGGCAAGCGCGGTAAATGACCCAGCTCGGCCTTGAGACGATCGGCGCGCTGAAGACTTCTCCGCTTTTGCTTGTCGTCGTCGTGCTCAACGCCGGGATGATCTTCGCCCTTTTGTACGTCGCTAACGTGCAGAGGGACGAACGGCAGACGTTGACCAAGATGCTGATCGAAAATTGTCAGGGAGCGAAGCCATGAGCCTGCTCGGCATCGTCCTTGTCGTCCTTCTGATTTTGATCCTGCTCGGCGGGATCGGGCCGTCGATCTACCCCGGTAGCCCATGGCCGTACGGCTACGGCTATAGCCACGGTGGGGTCGGCATCATCGGCGTCATTTTGATCGTCATCCTCATCCTGGCGCTGATGGGGCGGGTATGACCGACTTCGCCGACTTTAAAGCTCAGATCGCTGAATGGGCCAATCGCGGCGATTGGTCCGACGTCCTGGTGACGTCGTTTATCCGCATGGCGGAGCAAAAGCTGAACGCCGAGCTGCGCGTCGACCGGATGATCAAGACGGCGCAGAACACGGTCACCTGCCGCTGCTCGACCTTGCCCGACGATTGGTTGCAGATGGACTTCGTCTCGATCGCCAATCCGAACGCCGCCAACGGCTGGCTTCCGCTGCGCTATCGGGCGCGCGATCAGTTCTTCAACACCGTCGATAACTGGACTTATGGTTTTTACACGCTCGAGGGGCGCGTCCTCACCTTTGGCGGAACCCCGGACACGACCGAGGGCATCGCCTATCAGATCTCCTACTACGGCGAAGTGCCGGTGTTTTCCGACACCATCCCGAGTTGGATCTACACGAAATATCCGTCTCTTTATCTCAGCGCCGCGATGATGCACGCCGATTTGCATGCGGTCGGCGAGGAGGACAAGGCCGCGGGGGCGAAGCAGCTGACCGAGGACACGATCAATAAATTGAATGCGCTGCACTTGCTGGCGAAGGCGAGCGGTTCGCGCGTCACGCGCACCCGGGGCAGGAGCTTTGGTTGATGACCAGCTGGTCCCCCATCGGCGTAGCGGGGAGCGATTGGGTTCCGGTTGGCCCGTGCGCGCCGCCGCCGGTTCCTCCGTCTCCTCCGGTATTTCCGGTTGCGACCAGCTTATATTATACAGCGACCGCCGGGCAAACGGCGTTCCCCCTCCAGACGCCGGATGAATTCGGGAATGTGGCGACGATTGGCGACGAGGCGCTGTTCGTTTACCGCAGCGGCAACCGGCTGGTTTATTTCGACGGCTACACCGTCGATGCGCCGGGGAACACGGTCACCCTGAGATATCCGGCCGGGGCCGGCGAGCCGATCGTTTTCGACGTGGTCAGCTCGACCTCGACCGGGCCGCCAGGACCGCCGGGGCCAGCCGGTCCAGGCGGTGGCATGCTCATCGCGATGGATGCTCTCCCGATCTCCATCCTGAACACGATCCCGCCGCTCTCGTTTGCCCCTGACAACGTCGTGCTGATGCTGACGATCAACGGGACGACCTTCTTCGCTGTGGGTTCGCAGGCCGCCTTTACGGTTAGCGGCAACACTCTGACCTGGACCAGCACGTTGTTCTCGATCCCGGTGGGGGCGGCGGTCATCGCTGTGTATTCTCATGCTTAAGCGATGGCTGGCGGCGCTTGGACTTAGCCTGCTCGCAGGGGCGGCGGTTGCGCAAACGCCTTCGCCGGGGCAGCTCGGCCTTGTCATCGCCACGCCCAACGTCGTCCAGGTGCTCGACAGCTCAAAGCATTGGTCGTCGATCGGCACCATCGACGCGACGACCCACTTGTTCACGCCGACCAATGCGTTCCCCGAAGCACCTAATGACGCCACGCTCTACGGCCGCAAGAGCCTGGCCTGGAGCCACATAACCCACAACGACATCACCGACTGGGCGGCGAGCGTCCCGCCTCCCACGCCCCCCGGCGGATCGTCCGGACAGGTTCAATTCAACTCAGGCGGGAGCGCGTTCGGCGGCTTCACGGCGAGCGGCGACGCCACGATCAATACCGCGACCGGCGCGGTTTCGGTCACCAAGACCGGCGGGACGGCGTTCGGGGCCCTGGCTACGCTTACGCCAGGCGCCGGGGTCGCGACTGCCCTAGGGGCGGCGACGAATGCGAATGGCGGCGTCGCGCTTGCCAACACCGGGCTTACGAACGGTAATTTAACCAAGTGGTCCGCGACTGGATTAGTTGATGGCGGCGCGGCTGGGGCGTCGATCGTCTTCCCGCAGACCGTTTCGGGAACTGCCAATAGCGGCGGTATTCCCTACTTCAGCTCGGCGACGGTAATGTCGTCCAGCGCGGCTCTGTCAGCCAATTCTATAGTAATTGGCAAGGGCGCGGGCGTTGCTCCGACAACTACGGGTACTGGTTCGAACGTTCTTTCGGCACTTGCTATCAATGTTAACACTGCTGGTGCGATCGTAACTAATGGCGGTCAGTTAGGTACACCCTCGAGCGGAACCCTTACCAACGCTACGGGCTTGCCAATCTCGACCGGCGTGGCGGGCCTCGGAACCGGCGTTGCGACGGCGGCCGGATTAGCGATGAATAGCAATGGCGGTCTTGCGGCCGCCGTTATCCCGACCGCGGTGGGTGGAAGCGGCTCATTGTCGGGCGCTGATGGGTACTACATCTGCACCGGAGTTTGCACCGTCACCCTGCCGACGCCCGCCGCCGGGTTCCAATTTTGCATCCGCAACGACTCGGCGGTCACGACCGTGATCACGATCGCGGCGATCTCCGGAGTGCAATTCGAAAAGACGACCTACAACGGCTACGGCACGGTCACCACCGGCACGATGGTTTCGGGCGGCGCGCTAGGCGACAAGGTCTGCCTGATCGGGCGCGACGCCACCCACTATCTGGTCGGCGCGTTCGTCGGAACGTGGACGAACTCATGATGCGCCGCTGGATCGCTGCACTCTGTTTCTATCTGGCGTCTCTGGCGGCGCAAGCCCAGATGATGCCCGACATCGTCAACGCGGGTGCGGGTTTCATCCCCTGCACTGTAAACTGCATGGTCACGCCGATCTTGCAGAATGGCGTTGGCGCATCGCTCAACGCCACGCCGACTTTCAGCGGCTTTTTCAGCGGCCCCGCCAACGGCACAATGACAACGCGCACCAGCGCGATGGCGATCGCGGGGACCGTCTCCGCCTTGCAAGTTTCCTCTGCTGGGGGCGCAACCGGCATCACCACAAACAACGTCACTTACACTCTCTACAAAAATGGGGTTGCGACTGCATTACAATGTAGTGTCGGGAATGGAGGCGGTGCAAACCCTGGGACTGCTCTTCTATGCAGTGACACCAATTCTGCTGATAATGTTTCTTTTGTTCCCGGCGACACGCTGGTGTGGGGAGTTGCGGCCCTCAATGGAACAGCGACAGGATCTGCTCCCAATGTTCTTGGCGCTCTAGTTACCTCGACGGTTGGCCAAGAAAGTATGGTCGGTAATTCCGTACAGGCCCCGTCGACTACCGCTATTATGTATTCGTCGCCTGCGGCAAACAATACAGTATTTAGTACAGACATTGTCGCGTCGGTCATCATGCCGACTGCGGGGACGTTCGACCATTGGCGTGGTCAATTCTTCGCGTCGTTGGGTGGCGGCAAGCTTGAAGTGTCGCTGTTTAAGAATGGCGTCAAAACGGCTCTCGATGTTGCATGCACCGGCGGAACGACTTGCGCTGAACTCACCGACAGCGTGGCTGTCGTCGCTGGCGATACGGTTTCGCTCCAACTTTGCCCCGGCGGCGTTGCCGGATGCGTCGCAGGAAGCGCCGCTTCGGGCACATTTCTCAACTGGTCGATGCGGTGGGTGCCGACGACGCCCAATCAGGCGTTGGCGCTCACCATTCCCGGCCAGTCGTTCCCCACGGCCAGCGCCAGCACCGTTTCAGGGGCGCTCAACGGTGGCAATTATGCGATCACAAGCGACCTTGGCTTCCGCAATATGATGCCGGTTCTGCCGTCGACAATCACGTTCAGCAATCTGTGGGTTGCCCAATGCCCCGGCCCCGACAGCACCGGAACGGGCAGCGTTAGCCGGTCGTTGGTGACCCGCCTGAACGCCGTCACTCAAACTTTGGCGGTAACTTTGCCGGGAACGGCGATCAACGCTTGCCCGACGCTGACCGTCGCCCATGACAGCACCCACTCTTTCACGACGAACAGTGCGGGCTTGGTCGGCATCCAAACCGCGCCTAGCGCCGCGACCGTAGCCACGACCGTATTCAAAACTGGCGCAGTGGTGACAGTACCATGACGAAGAGACTTTACTTAGCGGCGCTATTCTTGCTGCCGGCGCTCGGCGCGCTGGCGCAGGCCTTGCCGCCGGCGAATATCACCACCGATCCCACCACCACGCCGGAAGTGGTCCAGGTGCTCGATCGAGCCGGGCATTGGGCTCCGATGGGGACGGTGGATTCGTCCACTCACATTTTCACGTCGGTTGGCGGCGGTGGTCCGATCCCGACCGACACGGTTCTCGGCAACGCAAGCGGCGCGACCGCCGCGCCCGCGCCCATTTTCATGCCGGCTTGCAGCAGTGCGCTAATCTACACCCTTGGGGGTGGATTCGGTTGCAATTCCAGCGGCGGCGGCGGCGTAACCAACGCCTTCAATGGTTTCGTTAATGCCCTCGATCCATCTATCGGCATGCAAACCGACAATGGTTTTGACAACTCTCCGCTGGTTGACACGCTTAACAATGCGATGGGGCCATTTCTCGGGCGGGGATATAGCTCGTATGAGGCAGTGTTCCCCGGCAAATTGGGGCAGTACTCGACCAACTACTATTTCACCCAGCCACTTCATGCCTCTCGCTCGGCCAAATATAGTTGCGTCTCTGGCGGTGGATCGGTGCGTCTGTGGTTTGCTCCCGGTGTTGACGGAATCATTCAGGATCAAGGGGGCAGCTTCGAAGGATGTCAGGTTGCAAGCGCCGGTCAAAGTCTCTTCTGGGGCAATGCGCTTTCCAATAATATCGTCAGCCTTCAAAACTATAGCGGCGGATTGTACGGCACGCCCCCGGTATCATGGCATGTCGGCGACGGCTTCATGGCTGCGCCTCTGGCGGGGTACTACCCGGTTGACGCCTTTCCTCCCTATCCGATGGACACCGTTGTCACCTCCATCAACGGAGGTACTTTTACCGGATATATCGATGATGGCGCGGGCAACGCAGGAAGAGTTCTAACAGTCGTCGTCGGCAATCCCGGCCCTCCCGGCGGGCAATTGACCGGCAGCGGCCTTGCAGCGAACACCTATCTCGCAGCAGGAACATCCAATCCGTACACGGTTACCGTGACCCAAAAGCTGGGGTCTGCGGGCGCTCCGGTCACGATGACTGCGGCGCAAACGCTGACCGTCTCCAATCCAGCCAGCCCATATCTGGGCGCCACCTCTCCAAGTTTTATCTTTCCCCAGGTTGGGGGTCAGCCGCCGCCGATCCCGAATAATGGCCTAAGCCCGGCGAAAAGCACGGCGACCTTCACCCAAACCGGCAACAACAACTTCAATAGCGGCGACACGATCAATGTCGCCGGGGTAACATATACAATGGTGTTGGGCGGCTTAACTCAGCCGCACCAAGTGTTGATCGGTCCTAGCTTCGATGCCTCGGCGGCGAACATCGTCGCTGCGGTGATGAATACGTCTGGGCAATGGGAGACATATGTCCCGTCAACCAGCGGGCGCGATTATTATTTGCGCAATCAGTTCGTCACTGCGGCGCATGTTTCAGGTTCCGGCGTGATCGCGTTTACGTCGATCTTTGCCGGTCCCATCGTTAATACCTTTCCCTCTGTGTATACGGTCGCTAGCGGCAAGACGCCGACTGGAGCCTTTGGCGGCGCGACCTTTACCGGCGGCGATGACGCAACTACATGCCCCTCGCCCTGCCTCTATATTACTGCTCAGTTGAGAGTGTGGCAGTTGCCCGCGTCGGTGGCGTTTCACATCACGACAGCGGTTGGTAACAATTACATCGGCTGGTCGCCTCCGGTTCCGATGCCGATACCGCCTGCGCTGCCGCTGGGGTTTCCAATCCTGTTTAACGGCGACAAGGTGTGGTCGGGCGCCTTTCCGTTCGGCACCACGGTAGGTCAGGTTTTATCAGCGGCGCTGTTTGTCGAGAATGGAACCAACAACTTCCATAACGGCGACACGCTCCAGGTCGGCAACAACACCTTCACCTTCAGGACCGCGCTGACTGCGGCGGCGGGCGACATCCTGATCGGCGTGGACTTCCCGACTTCGCTGGCGCACCTGAACGAGGGCATTCAGAACAGCCCTGCGGGCGATCGGGGCGTGATCTTCAATCCGCCGACCAACGTCTCCAACGTCTCGATTTCAGGATCGTATGGCCCGACCTGGGCCACGTTCCACAGCAATGCTTTCTTGCAAGCCGTCACCAACGCCTTCCCGGCCATCTACACACCTAGCGGAACGGCTGCGGGTAGCTTCACGACAGGAGCCGATTTTTCTCATTACGTATCCGCCAGCATGGCTCAACCCGGCGCGGGCGGTCAGATCGCCACCAAGAGCTATGCACCGGGAGCGGAGGGGCTGCTGTGGATCATACCGACAGCGCTTAAAAAGCGCGTCACCTCAAATAGCCGTGACATGGGACTGAACTATTGGGGCATTGGCGAGAGCATGATTTGCTCAGCCGGTTGGGGCTTTAATTGCGACCTGTCACGCGATGAAAGGAATTTTCATCAATATAACTTGGTTGGCCGCTGGGCGGAAGGCGACAATTATTCCACCGCCAGTTCTAGGGATGAGCAGTATTCGGACAACTTTGTCGCCGATGATTTGGAACTAGGCACGCTCGGCGAAAGCGTCATCAACCCAAATTATGAAAGCACCGAAAGCGGAACGTCGCATTATGGCGGCTTGGTCTTTTGCGGCAGCCAGAACGCGACCACGATTGATGGCGGGTATATCGGCGGCAGCAATTATTGCTCTGATCCGGTGAAGGTCATTCCCGGCCTTCCGTTCTCTGGCATGGCTTCATTGGGTCTGAACGCTGGCAGCACTGGCGGGTCTAATTTTCTTGCAAGCACCGTATGTTGCAATAAACAACTCGTTGTTAAGGGCGGAAATGATGGAACTGGGACTGTTACGCTAGGAGGCGGTGGGGGGACGACCGTCGGCGCATTTGGGTTTGATCCGCTTGGTAACGGCGCGACACTTCCGATGGGCTTCGGGTTTAACACAGTGACCAACGAATGGACGTGGACGTTTGGCATAGGGACGCCATCCACGGCGATGCAATTCCGCAATTCCGGTTCGACTGATTATTCCGGCTCGGGAGCTTTTACTGCCGCATTTCCTCCCGGTGTCCTTGTGGGCGGCGACGGCAGCGCAACCGTTCCCCGCCTGTTCGGCATGTCCAATAACAAGCCGACCAACCTCTGGCATCTGCCTGGCGACTTTGAAATCAACATCGGCTCCTCGACTGGCCCCGGCAGCATGGGGGGCTGGTACAGCGTCGGCGGCTCAAGCCAGCCGAACGTGACCATCAACGGCACACTGCTCTCGGTGAACCAGGAGGTTGATCCTACGCCAGCGCCAACGATTGCAACCGGCGGTTCCGGTTATGCGTCCGGGGCCAACGTCAACGGAACCATGACGGGGAATTTCGCCGGATGCACGACGCAGCCGGTCCTCCCTGTCACGGCTTCGGGCGCCACCGGGGCGATCATCAGCGTCAACGCCGGAATTACCAAGGGCGTTTGCCCGCCGCCAGCGAGCCTCGACGGCGTCATTGCTGGCACCGCCCTGACGGCGTCAAACATCACTGGCGCGATCGCGGTTGGCGATCTTCTCACTGGAGCGTCTGTCGCGCCCGGCACGCATATCGTCAGCGGCTCGGGGACGGCCTGGGTTGTGGACACCAGCCAGACGGTGGCGTTCAGCGTGATGTCGTCGACCCACCTTTTCACTGGGCCTCCTGACGCTCCAGCCTGGACCCCTGGCGGCGCGCTACTGGCGGGGACTGGCGCATCCTTCAATGCCGTTTGGGAGCAGGCGCTGGCGATCCAGTTCGGCGTGCCTTCGGGGCCGCCCGGTCTGCATCAACTGCTGGTGGGAACAGGCATCGTCGCCAACACGCACATCATCTCGGTCGCGGGCGTCGGCGTTGCGGGCAATTATTGGACGCTCGATCAGACTTACGGCTCGCCAATCGGGCCGGAAATCGTCAGCGGCTCAAGCTGGTATCCCGCGATGGCGATCTCCAATGACCCGACCAACCCCGATTTCACCGCGACGACGTTGCGATCGGGCGCGGCGGCGAACAAGGATCTCACCGGCAGGATCGCGCTCGTCGGCGGCGTGGCGACCTACACGCTCACTGGGATCTACGCGAGCCCGCCGAACTGCATCACCGCCGACGCGACGACGCCCGCCAACGCCAATTCGGTTTTGGAGAGTACGACAGTCCTGACCTTCTCAGGCACGGGCACAGACACGCTCAAGTGGATCTGTGCGGGGAGAAACTGATGGCTGACAGCCTGACCCCAAATTACCATTGGACCAAGCCCGAACCCGGCGCGAGCCCGACGACTTGGGGCGCGAAAATCAATACCGATCTGGACTCGATCGACGGCCAAGTGTTCGCCAATGCGGGGGCTGCCGCGACCGCGGCGACCGCGGCCGCAACCGCTCAGACCGCCGCGAACGCCGCGCAGACTACGGCCAACGCAGCTCAGACCGCGGCGACTGCAGCCGGGCTCGCCGGCGTGCCGATCGGGGGCGTTTTGATGTGGATGACGGCGACCGCGCCGGCGAACTTTTTCCTCTGCGACGGGACGGTGCGCGCCAACACGCTCGCGCCCGCGCTGGCGGCGCTATTTGGCGTGACGTTCGGCGGCGCGTCGGGGTCGACGTTCGGGGTGCCGAATCTGAAAGGGCAAGTTCCCCTTGGCTTCCTCGCCGGCGATCCCGTTGCCGGAGTTCTGTTGAGTAAACAACCCGCCGCCGCGCCCGCCGGCGACGACGTCTCCTATTTCGTCCTGAACTACATCGTGAGGTATCAGTGAGGGATGTCGACCCAGTTCCGTCCAATTGAGATCCCGCCGGGCGTCGTCGCTACCGCGACCAAGGCGATGCGCTCGTCGAATTGGGCCGAGGTGAACCTGTGCCGATGGGTCGAAGGCCAGCTCGCCCCGGTCGGCGGCCAGTCGCAGTACGCCTATCCGCCGTTCGCCTCGCGCTGCCGCGCCGTGCATTCATGGTTTGGCCTGAACGGTATTAGGTACATCGCCTACCTGTGCGAGAAGAATGTCTATGTCGACGCCGGCGGCGAGCTGACCGAGATCACGCCCGCGGGCGGCCTCGCGCCGACAGTCGTGCTCGGCGTCGGCGGCTACGGCGATGGCCTTTACGGAACCGGCGGCGAACTGTCTGCAACGACCTCATTCGACACGACGTCGCCCAATATCAACATGGTCGCCAATCCCGGCTGGGTAATCCCTGGAACCCACGTCTTCGACATCACGATTGATCCGGTTAACCCGCCTCTGGTCGGCGTGGTGTCGAGCTATGTCGGGACGACGCTCTCCCTGGCGGCCAACGCTGCGGTAAATAGCGGCGGCGCGAACGATGTGCTGATGTTCGGCGGCTACAACGAGGCGCGCGAAAGCGGCGGCATCATCCCGATCGACGTTCTGCCGAACGCCTGGAGCCTGGACAATTTTGGCCAGATCTTGCTTGCGATGACGAGCGCAGACGGGCGGCTGCTCGAGTGGGATCCGAGCATTGGCGGTCTGATGATCCCAGTGACGAGCTCCGACACCGGCACCGGTTTCGCCCCCAATGGCCGACTGTTCGTCGTCACTCCGGAACGCTTCGTCCAGATCTTCGGCATGATCAACGACGGCACATCGAACGGCGGCTCGTTCCGGAGGTTTGGGTGGTGCGACCAGGAAAATTATCACAGCTGGAATTTCTCGGACGTGACCAGCCAAGCGGGCTTCCTCGATATCGAGCCGGCGAGTCCGATCGTGACCGCGAAGTCGACGAGAAACGGTACGGTATTTTGGACCGCGCATAAGGCCTATCATTCGGCCTTTCTCGGGATCCCCTACGTCTATAATTATGTCGAGCTCGGCGACAGCTGCACACCGTGGAGTCCGAACAGCGTCGTCACGACCTCGTCGATGCTGCTGTGGTTCAGCCAACAAGGGCTGTTCTCGTTCGACGGCACCTCGATCCTACCGGTCGCTTGCAAGGTTCGATCTTGGGTCGACGACGACATCGACCTCGTCAATGTGCGCGAGCAGGCGTTCGCTTGCCATGTCGGCAACTTCAACGAGTTCTGGTGGTTTTTCCCGCAGGCGCAGCAGCCGTACAACACGCGGTGCATAATCTACAATTATAAAGAGGGATGGTGGTCCCAGGGGACCATGAGTCGCTCGGCGGGCATCGCGGCGTCATTCACCACCCAGACGATCATGGCGGATGGGACGATCGCCTTTCAGCATGAGCTCGGTGCGGCTTACGGCAATGCGGTGCTGCCCTGGGCGGAGACGTTCGATCTCAACCTGACCTCGGGATCGAAGCTGATGACGGTCAAGCAGATGATCCCCAATGTCGAGGGGAGCATCGAAAACATCCTCTACTCGTTGTTCTACCGCAATAGCCGCAGCCAGGGCGATCCGGAGTTGCAGTCGCCGCCGCAGCCGGTGCGCGCGGACGGCTATGTCGACTTCCGCACCACGGGCCGGGACGTCAGGCTCAAGCTCGAGGTCAGCGGTGCGCCTGTGCTGCCCTTCACCATTGGCGAGCACCTGATCGACGCCGTGCCGCGAGGAGACCGCTGATGGCTGCGCAAGCGCCCCCGCTCTCGACCCAGCAGCCGCCAGAACTCACCGGAGTCAAGGGCGACGAGCTCTTGATAAACTATCTGCGCACGTTCTCGCTTTGGGCGAAAAACGGCTTGTCCAGTAAACTCGATCGGCGCTCGGCCTCGCCCGGGATCCTGTTGCAGGCCAATGACGCGCCGGTTGGGACAGCGCCGGCGGTGTTTATGCTTCAGGTGACGACGGCGGGCGTGGTTGTCGTGACGCCGGTGCCGCTCGGGGGAGCGAACCCCGGATGATGCATCCCTATCACAAGAAGCTCGCGCGGGTGCTCGACCGGATGGGCGGCCTGTACACGGTCAACGACATCCTTGAGGCGATCGCTGCGCGCCGGATGCAGTCGTTCGTCGAGGGCGAGTCCTGGGCCTTGACCCGCATCGCGATCTATCCGCGCTGCAAGGTGGTCGAGGTGCTCGCGGTAGTCGGCCGGCTCGACGAGGCGCGCGTGCTGCACGACCGCGTGCTCGTCTTCGCGGCGGAAGTAGGCGCAAGCGTGATCCAGGCCTATGGTCGTTCGGGGTGGATGCCTGACGCGAAGCGCCATGGCTGGAAAGTCAAAGCCAAAAACTACGTCTATCAAAAGGATATGTAGATGGGCGGCGGCAGCACGACTACCCAGGACACCACAAGCAATCAGATCAATCAGATCCCGCAGTGGATGTCGGATGCCGGTCAGCAAAATTACGCCTACGCCCAGAACGTGGCGCAGCAGCCGCTGCAGCAATACCAGGGGCAGATGGTCGCTGACGTCAGCCCGCAGACGCAGCAGTCGTGGGACGTCGCGGCCAATAGCGGTAACGTCGGCTCCGATCAGTTCAACGCCGCCACCGCCGGCTATCTCGGCGCGCTCGGCCAGACCCCGGCGAGCGTGACCGCAGGTCAGCTGTCGAACACCAATCTTCAGCCGTACATGAACCCCTACACGCAAGACGTGATCAACGCGACGCTGCCCCTGATGCAGCAACAGAACGCGCTCTCCCAGAACCAGCAGGCCAACGCAGCGAACTCGGCCAATGCGTTCGGCGGCTCGCGCCAAGGCATCCAGCAGGGCGTGGCGCAGGCGCAAGGCGCGCTCAACATCGGCGAAATGGCGGCGCAGTTAAACCAAGCCAATTTCGCCCAAGCGCAAGCCGGCGCGACCGGCGATCTCAACCGCACGCTCCAGGCGCAGCAGGGCAACCAGACCGCGGACCAGGCCAAGATCAACTCCGACATCCTGGCGTCACAGGGCCTGACGAACACCGGCCAGCAGATGAACGCCTCGAACGTCGCCAACTTCAACATGCTGCAGTCCGCCGGCGCGGCGCAGCAGATGCAGGCGCAAAACGACATCAACGCCCAGATGGCGAAGTTCAACCAGGCCTTCAACTATCCGCAGCAGCAGCTCGGCGTGCTCGAGAGCTCGCTCGGCATGACCCCACACGACACCTCGACCTCGGGCCAGTCGAACACCACAACGACGACCCCGACCGACTGGGCGAGCATCATCGAGGGCGGGGCCAAGTCCGCGGCCGGCGTCTTTGGCGCGCTGGGGGCGTCGGACCGCAGCCTGAAAACCGACATCACCAAACTCGGCAAGGATCCCAAGACCGGCCTCGACATGCACGCCTACCGCTACAAGGGCGACCCCAAGTCGTACCCGAAGGTGGTCGGACCGATGGCACAGGACGTCGAGGAGAAGTATCCCGGCAAGACCGAGCGCGTCGGCGGCAAGCTCGCGGTCAGTCCGGACATCATGTCGGCGGCGGGGGTGAAAGGCTACGCCGCCGGCACTCCCTTCGTCGGCCAGCCGTCGCTCGCCGCCTTCACGCCGCCGTCGTCCAAGGGCGTCGCCAAGGGCATCCTGGCGATGTCGGCGTTCCGGCCGCCGACGCGCTTCCCGCGCGGGGCCGGCGTGCCGAAGATGCAGCATTTCGCTGGCGGCACGCCCTATGTCACTGACGCCCGCAGCGTGAACGCGAGCGACACCGTGCCCGCCATGCTCACCCCGGGCGAGGCGGTCCTCACGCCTCCGGTAGCCGATCACATCGGCCGCAACAGGATCGCGCGCCTCAACGCCATGATGCCGCACCCCGGCATCAGCGCCACCGGTTCGCCGCGCGCGGGCGCGCGAGGCATCCACGGCGCGCTCGCCAACACCAAGCTGCGTCCCAAGGTCGCGGGAGGCCTGAGTGGCTGACCACGTCGTCTACACCGGGTTTGATCCTGCATTCGGAGATCGGCTGGATCAGCTGATCTCCCGCGCCAAGGCGGAGGGATATTCTCCCAACCTGATCTCAGGCGTGCGCAGCGCCTATGGTTGGCCGGGGATGAAGGGCCAGTCGCAGGCCGATCTTTACAGCCAGCTCGGCAAGCCTGGCGGCCCGAGAGCGGCGGCGGCCCCGGGCTATTCTCCGCATCAGTACGGTCTTGCCGGCGACGTGACGGGCATACCGCAATCCGAGCTCGAGCGGCTGGCGCCGGGAGTTGGATTGCAGGCGATCCACGGCGACCCAAATCACGTCGAATTGGCGAACTGGCAGCAGGCTGCGGCGACGCAACCGTCGAACACGCCCTGGGATCAGACCAATCCGGAGAACGTCCCGTCGAAGTACGCCTCGAATATCTCGGCGGGGAACCAGCCTGCTGGCGGAGGTTTCGCCGTTCCGCCAGGCGGGAGGATGTCGCCGGAGCAAATCTATCAATTGGCGATCAAGCACGGGTTTGCGCCGGGGCAGGAGGCCACCACGGCGACTGCAGTCGCCATGGGTGAAAGCAGTGGCAAGATTGACGCCTTCAATTCCAAGGACTCGCATGGCGGCAGTATCGGCCTCATGCAGATCAACGGCGCTAACGCCGGCCTGATCGGCGGAGAAAACTGGAAAACCGCCGGCACAGACCCAGACGCGAGCATGGCCGCGGCGCACGCCCTGTTTGAGCGGAAAGGCGGCTTTGGCGACTGGGGAGCCTACACCGATGGCTCCTACAAGCAGTATCTCAACCAGGCGACCGCAGCGGCGTCGGCTCCAGGCGTCACATTGACCTCGGTTCCCCCTGGTCCGATGGACCCGTCCGCCCAGGCGCACGGCTCGACGGTCAACCCAGCGATCCCAGATGCGGCGGCGTCGGAATTGAACCCGCTGCAGAAATTCTTCACCCGTCCGCCGTCGACGAAGGACGCTCAGGGCAACGACGTTCAGGGCAAGAGCCAGGCCGAAAAAATTGCTGATCTTCTCCCCAGCGGCAAGCAGGGCGGCCAGCAGCAGCAGGCCGCAACGTCTCAGCCCGCTCAGTTTGCCCCGGCACAAGATCCGACGGCTCAATTGGCGGGCCCCGCGGCGCAATTGTACAACACCGTTCAAGCAACTGCGGCGAAGCCCCTGTCGTGGAACTCTCGCCCCTACGGCTGGAACGCAGGCTTGCAGCAAATTCCGGGGATGACCCTCAACTCAGCGGGATACGGCTAATGTCTGACGGCAGCGACAACCCAATCCTCGACATGGGGCTGCTGCAAATGATGCAGCCCAACAAGTATTTGAACCCCGCATACGCGGGGAAGCCACTTGGAATGCCCGGCTTCTACACCGGGTCAGCAGGGGACCAGCCGCCGACGGACGCCTCGGGCAAGCCGATCCAGAGTTTCGTCGACTACAACAACAACGCTCAAGCGGACTATCAGAAGGCGTTGACGGCCTATAACGCGCAGCCGGCGGGCGGGACGCCAGGAACGACGCTGAACTCGACGCCGGGGCAGCCACAGGTGCAGACGTCGGGGTCGTGGCCGGGCCAGGCGCAGGGCGCGGCGGCGCCGGGCAGCCTCATGGCGACGCCGGCGATGCAGCAGATGCAGGCAGGCATCACCGCGGCGCAGGCGAGCAAGACCCCGCAGCAGCTCTATGCCGACCAGCAAAACACCGCCATGCGCAATCAGATGCTGCAGCAACAAGCCAACATGAGCACCGTTCAGGCGGGGAACGGCGGGTTCGGGAACATGCCAGGGGGCGCGTTCAACCCGGGCAGTTATATGCCGTTGCAGGCGCTTATGCCCCAGGGCGGCGCTGCCGCCGCACCGGCTGGCAAGGGCCCGCCGCCGTCGCCGCCCGATCTGCGTCAGGCTTATCTCGACGCGCTCGCGAACCCGGGCCATGTCACCACCCCGGGCGCCAACGTGCCGGCGAGCCAACCCCTCGGCGTGCCCTCGGTGCTGAGTTCGTTCTTGGCGGCCCATCCTAGCGGCGGGGGCAAGGGCGCAGGCGCGTATGACAATAGCGGCTTCTTCAACACGCTGAACAAGCTGGGAGCGGCCTGATGGCTTACGGCGTCGGGAACATGTTCACCGATCTCCTCAATCCGGGCATGAACGAGCAGATTGGGCAGGCGATCACGCCGAACCCCAATCCGCTCGCGCAGCAAGGTCAACCGCCTGCAGCGGCGACCTCCGGATCGCAGAACATGCCCAATTCTGCGGCGACCAAGCAGGATCCGGTAAGCGCCAACCTGGCGACGCTATTGCTGCGAAGGGACCAGCAGGCGCGCGCGGCGGAGGGGATCAACCAGGGGCTTGATCAAATGGCGGCGGGCTTCGGCACCGCGCAGCAGCAGGCGTCGAAGCAGGCCGCGCTGCGCGGCGGCGCGGGCGGCGGCAACAATCCGATCGGCAATGTCGACGACATCATGAAGATCCAGCAGGAGGTCACAAACCAGAACGAGCACGCGCGCTTCATGGCCAACGCCAATGTGTTTGCGCAGATCATCGGCAAGCCGATCGACCAGGCCACCGAGATTATGAACGGCGGCGCAGAGACGATGCGGCCGTTCTTGCAGAACCTCACAACGCCAGACTCGCTAAAGCTGGTCAATGCTTGGGAGCAGAGCGCGCGGGCGAGCGGCATGAGCGACAAGGAAATTCAGGACAACAAATCGATCATGCTCGGCGGTCTGGCCAGTGGCGGCCAAGATCCCGCTTTGAAGGACATGAACCATGATCGCATGGTCTGGCAGGCTGCTCCGGAAAACGCCGGTAAGCCGGTCCCATCGTACCTGACCAATGTAGAAGAATACAAACTCAACATAGTCGCTAAGACCGGGAAGGAAAAAGACCTTATCGCCGATCAGCATAACTTTGCGCCGGCGCTGACGAACTACGATAAGACCATCTCGGCCCTCGATGAGTTTATGAAGCCGGATATGCAGGAGGCCGCCAAGGAATTTCTCGGCACGACGGGTCAGTATAACCCGGTGGCGAACATGACCGACAAAGGCAAAAAGGCCTGGTCACTCTACAAGCAAATCATGGGATCCCAGTTCTCGTCTGGCGTGCAGGACTTCAAGGGCGCCGGCCGCATCACGCAGCAGGAACTGAACCAAGATCTGCCATCGCAGAGCACGATGGGGCAACTCAATCAAACCCCGGAGGATTTTGCGACCGCCACTCAGACCTATCGCGATCAGCTGGCGCGCCGGCGCGCCGGCCTGTTCGGTGCGGCGCAATTGGGGAACGATCCGAGGCTATCGGATGAAGACTATGCAAAATATGTGGCTCCAAACCTCGATGTGGCCGGCGGTCCGCGCAGAGCAAATGATTTCAGCAATCTCAGCGACAATGCGGCTCTGGCCAAAATAAGCAGCCTTCCATCGGGAAAGAAATTCATCGGGCCTGATGGACAGGTTCATACGAGGAAGTGATGGCTGACTGGCGTGACCTGACAACCACGGCGCCGGCTCCCGTCGCGGCGACGCCTGCCGCTCCGCAAACAGGGGGGTGGCGAGATATTTCGACGCCGGTGACGACGCCGGCCCCCGTGGACGCATCGACGAAGCCTGTCGCGCCAGTGGATCCCAACGCCTACACGCCGCCGAGCTGGTTGCCGGGAGCGGGCTGGCTACACAACGCCGGCAACGAGATCGACGATGCTCTGACCCATGGCTATGCCGACGTCGCCACCTCCAAACTCGGCGGCCCGGACATCGACACGCTGCGCGCCCAGACCGCGCAGGGGCGAAAGGATCTTGGCCCTATAGCGGCGAACGCGATCGACATCGCCACCGCAATGACCGGCGGCATAGCTAAGGCGCCGGCTGCGGTCGCTGACCTGGCGCGCGCCGCGACAGGATCAAAGCTCGCCGGTTATGGCGCTGGCGTGCTGGCGTCAGGGGCGCAGGGGGCGGGCGAGTCGGCTCTCACCGCATTCGGCCACGGCGGCTCGGCGGAGGACGCCAAGTCGAGCGCCAAGTGGGGAGGCACTATAGGCGCGCTTTTGGGGCTGCTCGGAGTTGGATCGGCCGCGGCTCCAGCCGCCGCCAAGTCATCCCTCGAAGCGGGAGCCGATCAGGCCGCCGCTTATAGTCAAATGAAGCCGATCGGCTTTGATGCGACCGATATCGCCCCAGCTTATCGCAGGGCCTGGAACGCCCTCACGCCGTCCCAGGTCAACGATCTCACGGCTGATTTTAGAAGCAGAGCGGGGACGCTCGCCGATCAGCTCAACATGATCAAGAACCGTGGCGGCGCGTCGGCCGATACGTTGGACGGCTTTGCGCGCAATCTTCAGACTGCGGCCAAGTCATCCGGCGATGGAGTTCTGGCCAACAAGATCGAGGCGAATATTCGCGGCGTGATGGACAACGCAACGCCGGTCACCAACCACCCCGTTGGCCTCGCCGGTAAGTTGCAGGATCAGGCGAATGTTGCGACCTCTCAGGCCAAGAACGCAGAGATGCTCGAGGAAGCGCAGCGCGTCGGCGGATTGCCCGGGGGCGGCGGCCAGGGCGCAAGCATACCCGCAGCCGCGCAGAGCGCCTTGAAGAATGACCCGCAGTTCTTCAAAGGGGACAACGAGGCGGCGATGAGATCGCTGGCCGGGGCGGGGCAGTTCATTCCGTCGAGCTGGCTGCTCAAGCATGCCGTCGGCTACCCAATCGCCGGGGCGCTCGCCGGCGGAATTTTCGGCGCTGGGCACGGGTACGCCACTGGCGGTGCAGATCCTTGGGCGCAAGCCGGCAAGGAGGCGCTCGAGTACGGCGGCACCGGATTTGGCGTCGCTGCAGGGGCTCCTCTGGTCAAGAATTATTTGGTCAGAAAAGCGCTTTCCACTGCGGCCCCCACGCTGACGGCCGGCGCTCCCTACGGTCCTCCGCAGGCTCCGGTTAATCAACTGCTACAAGCAATATTGCACAGCAGATGATTAGCCAAGAAGCAAGTGAGAAAAGTAGACCCACGCGGCGATGGCGATAAGCCAGAAGAACACCGGCGCGCCATATCCAAAGAACTGTTTATCTTCTTTCATGCCGGCGCCGTCTCTTTGAGGTTTCGGAACACGCTGCGATAGAGCTCGTCCTTGCGTTGCAGCGCCCTG